CATCCCAATACTTAACATGATCCCTATTAAAAATTGAATCCTCTTCACTCTGCACCTCCATCATATATTCCTGATAGAACTTCTGTGGTGTACCTGAGTCCTGGTAGAACTTCTTCTTTCTTTCCATCTCTTTATGTCCAAACCAATCAGGCCAAAGAGTTCCTCCATCCTCCATTAATGCTTTATAAGTTATAACCTTCCATGAATAATCTTCTTTTTTCTTTAAAGATTGTTCATGTCCTACTAAAATCTTTTGAATAAAGCTATCATAATGCACAGGCGTACCATTTATCCTTAGTCGTCCTGTTTTCGGTTCCAATGCAGGAAAGACAACAGCCGTAACGAGGTTGGATATTTTCGACCTCGATTCAGGAGTAATAGTGTTATTCTCGTCTTCAAAATCATCAAGCACGATAAGGTCATAACGCTTATGAAGCTTGGCACCACCACGAATACCAGATAAATTACTCTTAGAAATAAGTTTAGTCCCGTTTTTAAGCTCGATATCATCTTCTGTCCACTTCCTTCCTTTTAAGTCCCCAAAATAATACTTTATCTTATCATTAAACTCTATATGATACTTTATATAGTCTAGATTAGGAACTGAGATCTTAGAGCTTGCAGCAACCCAGCCGTAGAACAGCGGTTCCTTCGTAAAGCAGAAGTCATGCATTATATTGCATTTGGTAAGTACAGTCTTTCCGTGACCCCTGGGAAGGATAACAGCAAGCTGTCTAAGATCTTCATTTTGTAAAGCATCTGCCACCTCATAATGAAAGAAAGGCGTCTCTGATCTACAAAAGTCTTCAGGTAGAAAAAGTTTCCCAAAAGCTATAAGATCATTATAAGCTAGTTGTAGCTCTTCTTCTGCTTTAGATACATTTTGTGTATTAATATTTGCCACTAATACTTTTCGCCAGCAGGAATATTTGATCTATCTTTTGTTGGCTTCTCTTGCATTACATTCCAAGCACTTAGTTTTAATTGATCTACGTCTCCTTCGTAGACGGTGCTTAATAAACGCTCATAACTTGGCCTCATTTCTCCGCTTAAATTTATTGGATGATCCTCGCTCATTATTATTTCTTCCAAATATGAACTCTTCAGATTTTTTAAATACCTCTGAAAACCCCAATCCTTTAGTTTCGGATTTCTTTTTCTATCAGCTTTAAAGATTTCTCTTAAAGCATCATAAGATCTACGATCATAACCTCCTCTTTCTTCTGAAGTTGCTTGAGTATTATATAATGATTCAGTAAATACTCTATCATCTTTAAACATTGTATCTGGAGCACTTTTAGTCACATTATTCATAGCATCAAATGCCTTGCTATCTATAGGATCACTAGTAAATTTACCAGTTTCTCCATAACGCTTACCCATTCTCTGAATTGTTCTTGCCCATTCATCCACCTCTTCCATCTGTCTATATGGATCACGTTGTGTTGCTTTTGCTGCCATATTGTTTCTCCTGTCCTTTAGTTAACGCCCTCCATTTGGGCTGTTTAAAATAATCTCTAATTTTTTGTGCTGTGGTTTTCTTCATAGGGTATTTGCTCCTTGTTTTATAACAGAATCTACTACAGCTTCATCAGGTCTAAAAGATTCTATATCTTTCTTTAAAGATAGTTTTTTTACTTCTCCTGCCATCCAATCTTTTGCTTCTTTTTTATTTATTATATTTTTAGTTTTCCAAAAACTTAAATATTGAGAAGCTATTCTTTGTCTTCCTTCTGGATTATCTTGAAAATATTTATTAACCTTTTTAAAGTCTTCTGCAATAACTCCTAAATTATTAAGGATATTCCATCTTGTATTTTCACCACTAAAATTTCCACTAGTGAGACCAGTAATTATATCTTGAATCCCAAATCTTCCCTGTTGATGTGCTAAATAACCTACCATAGACTCATCAATACCAAGATCTTTATAAGATTTTAATGTATTTGGCATATTTTTAAGATTATCTTTCCTATATTTTATAGCAGCACGAGCACTTAATTCTAAATCATCTCTATCTTCAGGTTTTAGTCCATATTTTTTAGCAATAGTACTGCTAAGTTGAAAATGACCTTGATATTTTCCTTTATTTGTATCAGGATGTGTTCCACGAGATGATTCTAATTGCCACATTTCTACTAAATCTGCAATTGGAAATTCTCCTTCTTCTTTGGCAACTTTCTGCAATATTTGATAATCAGTCATTCAATATCTCCTTATCTGAGTCCACCGCCACCCCTCCTTCTATCTCGTTGATGTTTACCTCTACGCCTACCAGCTTCTGTTTTCGTGCTATCTGGCGGTAAAGCTACTATCTCTCCTGTATTAAGGAATGCAGAAAGTATAATTAATTTAATCATCTTTATTTATTAATTTAAACAATGTTTTTACCTTTTCTTTAAGCACACTTATGTCCACCCTCATAGTAGTAAATGCTACTACAATAGCTATAAACGCTAGTAGCTGTGGCCAATAATTTACTATTAATTCCATATATCTTCTTCATATTCCTTACGTTTAAAAGATTGTATAATAATGTCTTCAAATTTAGCTGGTTTTTCATACTTGGTATCATAAATACTTAAGTCTTTCTTATCTATAATATATCTATTAGGATGTAGATCATGTTTAAACCTAGAAGGCAAATGACGTTTTTCATCAAGATCTGCTCCTTCTTCATATGCAGCTCTATAATCATAATAATGTCTAGGATCATCTGGATCCGGACTAATATCAGCTCTTTCAGACAAAGTTGAATACCAGTCTAAAAATTCAGACTCATCTTCATTAGGTCTTAATGGTCCTGCTAAAAAATCAAGAATTGCCACTTTCTATCTCCTTTGGTCTTTCGACTTCTTCTAATTTCTCAGGAGTAAATCCTTGAAATAAAGCACCTGTCATTGATGTAATCTGTGTTCTGCTCTTATCTTCCATATCCATAATATCTGCTAACTTAAACAAGGCCTTCAACTTAGTGTCATCCTTGTCGCAAGAGTCGATTACCTCCTTTATGTTACTGAGTACATAGTTTTCATTTAGCCCTAATTCCTTCATATATGGCTCTAACTCTTTTTTCATTCGACTCCTTATTCTTTTAGTTTTAACCAGCTGTCCGGCACGCATCCCCGCATAAAAAGGATTATTTGTTGGGAAAGCCTTAAGGTAGGCTTTTCTGGGGTCCATACCGCCTGATAAATATTGTACAAAAATCTCTTCACGTGTAGAGAGACTCTTTCTTTCATCCAATCTTTCATTTCTTTCAATATTGCCTCCTATGCTATATATATTAATTCTTCGGGAGGTATCCATCTTTCCCTTCTTAGATATAACAAAGGTACCAGTACAAGTACCAATGTACGCAACTTTGCGCACTTTACCTTTCGGCTTCATCATTGTACCCATACGTAATACTTGAATAATGCTACCATCATCAGCAAGTACCCAATCAGAAAGAGAAGCATCCCTCCAGTCCCTTAGATAGTGGACATCTGAAGGTACCTCATCCTCTGAATCAAATACTGTATGCTGTACTTTATTGACTTTATAATGTCTCATTTATTTTGTGTTCGGGCCCCCCAAGGGCCCGATGTTTTAGGTAATTCCTAATACTCCTTGTGAATCTTCAAGATATTTCAACATTTCACGAGGTACAAGAACTACTTCTTCACCAGTATCAAACCATACGTTTTCTTCTTCATCTTCAAGGTTTAGTGAAACTCCACATTCAGGACAATCTATCTTACGTTTATTCTTCATACTGTCTCCATTAATAAATAGAGCTAACCCCTGAGCACCAGAGGTACTTTTTGGATCTTTAACTCGAAATTTCACTAAAAGCCAGTTATTACCTCCCATACTTTTAGTTTATATCCTAGCAATTTTTACCGGTTATTGGGGACAAATCAGTCGACTATCTTGAAGACCTACAACCCAACTTCTGACCCTTCATAGCAGAACTTACTCAAGTGTACTAGATGGGTGATAACATTCAGAATGAATGCTACCGGCATATTAATATACTGTAGGGGGATTGATAAATCAAAGATAAAAAGTTTTATTTGAGAAATAGCAGTATCAATATCATAATTATCTTATCGAGAACCCAAAGCAAGATCAGCATATTTAGTCTTGTTTCCATAGGTAAATATAGGCAACTTTTGAAAATTATGCAATTTTAGTGTGTGGCCTTTTATACAATGGTGTACCCCTAAATAGGGTTTTTACACTATCGTTTTACGTTATTTTTGATTTGATTATTTTCAATTGAATTTTCGTAATAACTGAACCAACTAATAATGTGGAGATAACATATGGTATTATTTGACCTGGAAGATATTACTGACGTAAAGACGGCTCAAGAGGCTGCAGATGGGCTAGTAGTAGAGGCAATAGATGCATCTGAAGCTAATAGACGTAAGCGTCAGAAGGTACGTTCATGTACTAGCAAGATCAAACGATTAGTAAAGCTATGTCGTGTGAAGATGAAAACAGATAAAGCTTATGGTGATCCTATTAAGACTTTAAAGCGATCCTTTGAGATGTTAGAGGAAGAACGTGGCGAAATGGATGTGAATCTGTTTGGTATATAACCTGGTGTAGGGGTAAGTGTAATGCTTACCCTTACCAACCACACTACCCACACACACTGGTAGTATATATACACCAACTTATACTAAACTATAACCAACATGAAAGGATGATTATTATGAATACTTATGAAGTTAAGTATAGAAACTATTGGGGTAATTCTATTGGTTATTCTAAAGTAAAAGCTAAATCAATAACAGATGCTAAATCACAAGTATCTAAATGGGGATTTGTTCTTGAATGTGATAAAGTAGGTAAAGAAACAAAGTATTAATATGCGTCAAGGATGCCTGTAAGTGCCTTGAACCGGTGAAACAATCTCATTACAGTGAGTGCGTTGACTAAGGGAAGCAAGATCAGCTATG